CCCGATCGTTGCCACGCCCCCGGCGCCGAGGAGGATGACCTTCACAGCACGGGGGCAGGTTTCGATCGGCATGAACATAGCGTCGTTAGATACGGCTGTGTTCCTCGCCGTGTTGAGCCGGAAACTCGTGTTTCTGGGTTTTGAGGTGTTCACGTAGTTCCTTTACTCTGTAGGCCCACTCGTTCGCGCGAGCAGCTCCGTGGTGCCTCTCTAGCTCGAGCCTGGCTTCAGCCATGCGGTAAGCCAGGGCCATGGCGTGTTCGACCCAATGGACTGTCACCGTTGAGCTCCTGGGCAGCTGAGGGTGTGGTCAATGTGATCTGCGTACGTTCCAGAAAGGAAAACCGCGAGCAATACTGCCAGGGTCAGAAGATGTCTCAGGGTCTGTTTCGTCATGTTTTGTCTCCTCAAAATAGGCGTTTAGACGGTCGATACGGGCTTTCTGGTAGGTAACCATGGCCTGGGCCCATTCGAGGCCCGCTTGGGCCTCTAAAAGGCCTCTATGAGCCTCGTGGAGCTCTTTTTCAGCCAGGTCTCGGATGGTACACGATCTAAAAAAGATGTTAGATATGCGCAACATAGCAGTCGTGCTCCGCTGGGGTAGTTGTGTGGCTCAGGATGTAGCGGTTGCCTGTGGTGTACATGCGCTCTTCGACATCACTGGGGGTGACACCGTGTAGCTCACTTGGGGTGAATAGGGTGACGGCATAGCCCTCGGCACGGAGCTGGTTCAGGAAGCTGGGGAGGTGGAGGACTGTGGGGGTCATCAGCATACGTAGTCCCTTTCAGTGCGGTCGCGATAGGCCTCGATCCGGGCGTCATCGTAGGCGTCTTTAGCGTCTGCGAGGCATTTCTGAAGTGCTTTGTCTTCGATCACGCGCTTGAGCTTCGGATCGAGCCGGTCATAAATGTCCACGCCTTTGATCTCGGCTGAGGTCAGATCCATGGCTGCCCGGCAGCCAGGGTCGTAGCGGGTGGTGGGTTCCTCAGGCTGGAAGTCGAGCTCGCAGCTGAGGGTGTCGTCGTTGAAGTGGTAGTCGTAGTTGTAGGTGCTCATGTGGTTACCTTTGCTTTCTTGATTGCTGTCATGGCGGTGTGGATGTCGTTGAAGTGGGCAGTGACGAGTTGCGGGAAATTCTTCGTGTCTTTCCACTCGACCTGGATCCCTCGAACTGTCCTGCCTGCAATGGCGATGGACTTTACGTAGATCTGACGATGGCCGAGGTACTTGGCGAAGGAGGTCGGGGACTTGTTCATGTTCCCGACCGTGTAGTCGAAGATGTTGAACAGTTCGTCCCTGCTGAGGTTGCATGCACCATCTGCACGTGTGCGGGTCAGGATGTCGTACAGCGTGCGACGGTACTTGTCGATACGTTCTTGATCGTGGATCGAGAAGCGTTGGGCTGAGTCGGTTGGGAGTTGATCAATGAAATAGTTGAAATCTCCTTCATGGAGTGCTGAGGCTGTGGACTCAGCGGTGGTTTGTGAGAGTTGGATCAGGTTATTGCGTGCTTCGTTCTCAAGTGGCGTGGCCGCGCGCTCTTTATTCACCCCGTAGGACATGAGGTAGTTATAGAACGCTGCGAGCTCTTCTTCGAGAGAGTCCAGCCACTCGTCGGTGGGCTTAGGGAACGGTTGAGCCTGGTAAGGGCTGACGTTGAACCTGCGGTCGTTCTTTGGGACGGTCACTGGGTCGGACTGGTTAGACGAAAAGATCCAGTTGGTGTAGTTCGGTACTGAGTAGGCGCCTTTGTATAGAGCACGAACTTGGAGGGTTGTGTTTGTGATCATCGACTTGATGGTGGCGATGACACCAGCCTCGTCCTGTAGGGCAGAGGTTTGGATCTCATCGATGAAGACGATGAACTTGTTCTCTGCGAAGTCGGTCCATTTCTCGTTCAGCTCAGCTGAGCGTTTGATTATGGTTTGGTTAGGGCCGAAGATCGGTGCGAGCACACGCTCGAAGAGGATCCCCTTCCCTGTTCCTTGCGTGCCTTGGAATACCCAGGCAGTGCGGGTACGTGATAGGTTCTGAGCAATGCACGCAAGCCAGTTGATGAAGTGGTCAACAGCCTTTGCATCATTGGCCATCACGTGGTTGATGATGGAGAAGATCTTCGGTGGGCACGCGGGGGTGCGCTTGACGATTTGTTTCATGTAGGGCGTCCGCTCGAACGTATTCACGGTGCGTGTGTCGAAGTCCACACGCTCAGGGTTGAGTGGGTTAAAGGAAGTAGTCCATTCAGGGATCACGTTGCCGAGGCGTAAACCGTTCGCTTCGGCGTAGTGTCGCAGGATGGTCTCAGTCTTGGCGGGGAGGATGTCGAGTGTGTCAGTTTCTGGGGTGTAGGTGCCCCGGTAGTAAGTAGATGTTAGACGGTCGAGAAATGCGAGGTGGATGAGTCCAGTCGATGTGACTCGATAGGCTTGGGTCTGCAGAGACTCCCAATATGAAGGGAGAAGTTCTTTGGTGAGGTACGTCGGTTCACCTTTGAAGTTGAAGATGAAGTCCGGATTGTTCTCCGGATGGAAGTATCCCCATGAGTCTCCGCCATCGAGGTTGAGGTACACGAAGCCTCGGTCGACTTTGATGCCGGTCACTGTGCACTCGCCTGGTTTGGCCAGGACTTCGTGACTGCCCACGTGCTTGTAAGTCATCTTGCGTTTGGGGAGGTCAGCCAGTTCACGTAGTTGCGCAATGCGTGCTTCGGTCAACTGTTTGTTTTTGTCGGACGAGTTGATGGACTCAGCATGGAGCGAGAACGTCGATTGTTTTTTCTCGACGACAGAGATTCGCGGTTTCGCACCGAGGGGATTTTTCATGCCCTTGATGATTGGAGGCGCGATGTATATCAATTTGTCTGCTTGGCATGCAGTGACATCGAGTCCCCATGTCAGTGCACAGCCGGTGCGGGTGAGCGCTTGGTGTTCGCGCAAGATCTGAACAGTGTGGTTCTTTTGGATGAGCCATTGCTTGATAAGTGGAGCAGCGAGCGGCTTGGTCAACATGATGAACACGTGGCAGCGGATTTGGTTTGATCCAATGCCCATGGACCCTGACCACTGCAAGATGTAAGAGACATCGTCGATGCCCATTGCCGACAGGATGTAGTCGACGGTCACGTTGATGGATATGTGCGCTCCATCTTCGGTCGTGCGCTCGGTCGTTGGGCTAATGCCATCGAAGTCGAGACAAAGAAATTCAGTGAGAGCTCCACGATCGGTGGAATCTTTGCGTGACTCGTTCTTGAGTTCACGCAGCGTGTTGCCCTTGAGAAGACAGTGGCCTTTGGCCGCGTGGGCTTCGATGGACTCTTTGAATGTTTGCAGAGTGCTCACATTTTCATAGTGAGAAGTGACTTCCCACACGTTGGGGTATGAGGACTTTTCTATCGCCCCGTCGGGCAATTTGTTGTAGGCCTTTGTTAGGGGCACAGAGGCTGAAAGGAAGGTGATTTTCATAAAAGTGGCTCTTCAGTTAAAAACGGCCTGACAAATTCTAACTTAGATGTTAGACAGTCAATCAAGTGTTATAGCGAAAAGTGAAAATGGGACCGATAGGAGGCCTGGATACCCTCTATATATACTTATACTACTACTACTACTACTACTACTACTACAAGGTATATATAGAGGATAGGTAAAAAAGAGGGTATTTATATATAGAGGGTATAGAGCCAGAAAAGTAACTATCAAAACTGTAGCAAAGCTGCTCATGTTTATGTAGCAGAATTCTGCTACTGATTTGAGAGCATGTGTCGTGGGAGCAAAAAATGCGCGCTACAGATGCGATAGCAGATGTGTGCTATAGATTTAATAGCTAAGCTATTGAATCTATAGCAAGTGCATTGCCCATAAATCCTGGCGTTCGGCAAACGTGTGACGCTCACCCACATGTGACTGTGAGTGAGCGCCGTGTTGTTAGTCGAGGAGCTCGTCGGACTCAAGTTCGTGGAGCTCAAACTTTGTCGACGGGATCTTGGACTTCGTTACGGTGGGAGTTGTGGGTTGTGGCTTCACACCCATTGTTACGGTCGCACGTGTGGTGCCGAGTTTCTTCGTGAGAGACAACACACACATGTCGATGTCGTCGAACTCTGTTTCTGAAAGCCACCAGTAGTCTTCAGCCCAGGAGGCGAATCGTGTTGCTGAATCTTTTGCACTTTGGACCAGCACTTGCTGTATTGCTTTTGGTAAGTCGGCAAAGTGCTCGCTGATGATTTCATCACAGCGAGACATCAGTGTGTTGAATACAAGCAGGAGTATTGGTCCTTGCTCTGTGAGAAACTTGCTGGTCTCTGCGGCCTTTGCGTGTTTGCGTGCAACGTTCTTGTCGACAGAGTGTTGCCTCTCTTCAGGGGAGAGGTCGTAAGCTGCTGCCATTCGTTCAGTGCGCTTGATCGTTCGTGCAATGCTCTCGGGTTTGACCTTGAGTTCGACTTTCGCCATAAGTATGTCCTCGACAGTCGGGATGTTGTACGTTTTGACGTTGCCGTCTTTGTCGTAGGTCATTCCGGCCAATTCTTTCGCCAGGTTGTGCCATACCTGGCGTGCAGTGTTTAGGGCGAACACATTTGCAACGTAGCCTTCCTCCCCTCCTGAATCGCGGATGAATGCCTCGTCGCAGATTTTCTCTGCGACGCTAGCGTTGAGTTCGTTGAATCCGTCGATGGTCATTGCGACTTCATGGATGTCCTTCGCGGCTTGTCGAAGATTTTGTGTGAGCATGACGTCGATGCGCCATGCGATAGACGAAGCGACATGTGCTGCGACGTCGACATTGCGCGTGGTACGGATGATTTCAAATAAGTCCATGATGTTTCCTTCTGTGTTAGATGTTCGAAGACAAGACGTCTCCATACTGCGCACTCTGTTTTTGAATGCGCAGTGTTGGATGCGACTACCGGAGCTCATCGGCTGTGTACCCGATGATTCGCCGATGGAATTTGTTGTCGGGTGTGATGTACCCGAAGATTACTTTTGCGATCTCGACAGTGACCATCGACAGCACGAACGAAAGGAACCCAGACATGGTCCCGATCAATGTGCCCCAATGGATCATGAGCATAGTTATCAATAGGAGGCTGTGGATAACTTGTTGATAACTTTTTCGCCCTAAGATGCGAAGCCTTATCCTACAAGGGATCATGGCCAGTATGACGAACTCGAACAGGATGTTGATAACTCCGAAAACGAAGACAGCGTCGATCATTTCATCACCCCAACCAATGTTCAATGACCGGGCGCCTCGAACGAAGATACTCGATCCGCGCTTCGTACCCCGCGACCACACACTCCATCTGATGGACGAAGTCTTCATCATCCGATGCTGCACTTAGCGCTTTCTCCAAGCGCTCGATGCGATGGATAAGTTCCTTAATACGTTGTTCCATTTCCTTGCTCCTAATTCAATAGCACGCTCGCAGTAGCGAGGTGCCGAAAACGAAATTGCCCCGCCCATACCAGCTCAGCTCGAAGAGCTTCGCCAGTAGGGAGGAGCCAAACTCGCTCCATGCCCATACCTCTCGCGTGGATGTCTGGGCTTCACGCTGGCCTTGCGGCCAGCGCTGGCATCACGTATGTGATGCCATCTCGTCCATCACCTCGATGCTCGTGAAGCTGCGACGGTCTGGGAACCGTGCGGACAGCCGCGAGATTGCAGCGGCGCGCTCAACGCGCCCTGTGTCGTCGCTGAAAGGACGCGGCGCGACTTGCGGGCGAACCCGCATCGTGGGCGCAGCTTCAAGTGCTGCGACCCGAGCGCGTAAATCCTTGACGAGCTGTTGAAGTTGTTCAACGTCGCATGTAAGAGTTTTTACGGTTGCCATGATCTTCTCCATTAGATGTTAGACACGCGGAGCTCGATGAGCCCCGCACGATTTGTTAAGTTGTTGTCGTGGCCATCGCGGCCAGTTGCTGCTGCTGCGCCGCCAGTTGCTGCTGCTGCGCCGCCAACTTCATCGCGGCTAACCTCTGCTTGTTCTGCTGCGCCTCACTCTTGAGGCGGTTGTGGAGCGCGATGGTTTTGTCGCGCTCAATCGCTGCTTGCGTAACTGCTGCGTCCCAAGCTGTCGACGTCTCGTTGACCAGACCGTGGCCTACATGAACGACACCACGTGCGGTCATGCCAGCTGCTTTGACTGTATTGACTGCGAAGAATGTACCGATACTCATAATGAAACCTCCAAGATATAAAAGAAACAAAGGCGACGAGAACCCAGCGTCCTCGCCTACCTCAAACAACCAAACACCCAGGCCGACGCTAGTCGGCCTCGAACTACGTCACACCGAGCTGCACGCGCCGCAACTCAGTGTGCATGTCGTAATACTCTTGAGCGTCGATCAGACCGATCAAGTGAGCTTTCCAGATCAACACATCAGGGCTCGGAGGAAGTTCCCCAGGTTCCCAGGGTGTACAGCCTCTAGTGCCATAGCACACGCGAGTTGTGTAAGCTCATAGATGCGGTTGCGCTCGCGCGCACGGTTCTTTAGGAATAAGCGGTAGTTGAATACCATACGGACCTCCAAACAACAGGCAGACACCACGCCTACCTTCACCACACCCGACACACAGGGACGCGATAGCGGACCTTGACTTCAAACAACAAACAAAAGAAACAACAGGCACCACAGGCCTGACCGCAGCACAGTGACCTGTGCGCTCAGTACGACACGTGAGTACAGCGAGCGCTGCCACTCAGCGCTACGCATGAGTGCATCGAACGCTACAACTCAGTGCAACGCTCGATGTGTATGTGCAAGAACGCATCGGTCTATGTATGGGGCGAAGAGACTCCTTTCGGTGGAGTTGGTAATCCGAATCCGAACCTGGGACGGTGTTTTGAGTTGGGTGTGTATAGGTGCCACGAGACCAGATCTCAGAAAATTTTGCAGAAAATTTTGTAGCAGGATTTCGTCCATCATCTAAAATAGACTACATCATGCCCAGAGCCAAACCCTACGACCAATTCGCCGAATTCGGAAAGAAGAAGGTCGACACCACACCCAAGCCAGTCACCCGTGCAAATACCAAACGGGGCGTCAACGCAGCCCCTGCACTTGACACTGCCCGCTCCCACCTCAACACTTCCACCATCGCCACCGCTGCCCTAGTCTCTCCCGACAAACCACTGACTGAGAAACAAAAACTCTTCGTCCAAAACTGGGCCAAGGGTGACTCGATCAACAACGCAGCCCTTCGTGCTGGGTTCGCGTCCCCAGGCATGGCCTACCGGCTCATCCACATGCCCAACGTCCTGCGCCTGAAAGCCCAGTACGAGGCAAAGTACGAAGAAGAGTCCAAGATGACCCGCAAAAGGGTCATGGATGGCCTCCTCGAGGCCATCGAGATGGCCAAGCTCATGTCCGAACCCGCCACGATGGTCTCCGGGTGGCGAGAAATCGCCAAAATGTGCGGCTACATGGCGCCCGTCGAGCACAAGGTCAAGGTGGACGTCACCGGTAACGTCACGATGCAGCAGCTGACCCAGCTCTCAGACGCAGAACTGCTGGAAGTGATCCAAAAAGACGTCCCCGCTCTTCCCTTCGTGGAAGAAGTGCCTCCAGAACCCCTCTAAATGGCCCCAAAACCGCCTACAAGCCCTCAAGCAGAGCTCGCCAGCCGTATCCTGGCCCGGCGTAGCCTCCTGCCCTTTGTGGAGCGCCTAAACCCCCGCTACACGGCTGGCTGGGTGCACAAAGACATCTGCCGAAGGCTCGAAAAGTTCTCCCAGGATGTGGTCGCCGGCAACTCCCCCCGACTCATGCTCCTGATGCCCCCGCGCTCAGGTAAGTCCGAGCTCTGTTCCCGCTCCTTCCCCGCCTGGCACCTGGGCCGAAACCCTGACCACGAGATCATCGCCTGCTCGTACAACGTCAGCCTCGCCATGTCCTTCAGCAAGAAGGCGAAGGAGGTGCTCGAAGACCCAGTGTTCCACCCGGTCTTCGACATCCGGCTGAACCCAAACAACCAGAGCGCTGAAGAGTGGTCCCTCGCCTCCTCCCGAGGTGGCTACGTGGCCGCCGGCGTGGGCGGTGGCATTACCGGCAAGGGCGCCCACCTGTTGATCATTGACGACCCGCTCAAAAATGCAGAAGAAGCAGACTCCCCTGATACCCGAGAGAAGCTCTGGGATTGGTACGGTTCAACAGCCTATACCCGGCTTGCCCCTGGGGGCGGCGTGCTCTGTGTTCAATGCATGACGGGGGACACACCCGTAATGATGGCGGATGGGGCGGAGCGTAGACTCGATTCTCTGGGCGTCGGTGACACTATCGCCACGTTCGACCGAGGCTCCCTGGCCGAGTCAAAAGTCATAGGATTCAGGTCAAATGGTTATGATTCAGTGCTAAAAATCACAACGAGTTCCGGTAAAATAGTCAGGTCAAACGGGAGACATCCGTTTCTCGTCGCCTTAGACGGAGAACTCAAATGGATAAGAGCGCGAAGCTTGACTACGGCCCACAGAATCGTAGCCTACCAGGGCAATGGGGAAAGTGGAAAGGGGTTACCTGCTCGGCAGCTGGGTGCGTCGAGCCGGCTAGAGCCAGAGGGCTCTGTGCCTCCCACTACAACAAGAAAAAATGGGCAGACGGATCTCGTCCCCCCAGCGTCAACCCTACCTCGCGTAGAGATGCTCACCTTAAACACAGGTACGGTATCACTCTTGAGGAGTACAACCTCCTCTTGCTCAAACAAGGTGGGTTGTGCGCCATCTGCTGGAAGCCGCCCGATTCCGATACAAACACCCCCCACCACTGGAAGAATAAGCTCGCCGTCGATCACTGCCACGACACAGGCAAAGTCAGAGGACTGCTGTGCAACGACTGCAACGCAGGAATTGGACATCTTGGAACTGAGTCCGTGGCACTTGCCGCTGCCGAATACCTCCGACTTCACGCTGGATGAGGTAGTCAGCGTCGAGCCTGACGGGGAGGAGGAAGTATTCGATCTACAGGTAGCACGTACTGAAAACTTCATCGCCAACGGGCTGGTATCCCATAATACATGGTGGCATGACGATGATCTTGCCGGGCGGCTCCAGAACGCCATGCGCTCCGATCCAGACGCAGACCGCTTCGTCGTCGTCAAGTACCCAGCCATTGCCGAGACTGATGAGTGGCTCGACCCAGAATCCGACCTCATCGTAGACACCGAGCCCGACCACCCAGACAAAGTCCTTTACCGCCGCAAAGGTGAGGCCCTGCACCCGGCGCGCTACGACCTCGCCAAACTCAACCAGATCAAGCGCACGATCAGCCCACGCTTCTGGTCCGCCCTCTATCAGCAGAACCCTGTGCCCGACGACGGGGACTACTTCCTGAAGGAGCAGTTCCGCCGCGCCCAAATCCCCCCTCTGAACCGCGCGAATGTATTCATCGCCTGGGACTTCGCCATCAGCGAGAAGAAGCAGAACGACTACACCGTCGGCACCGTGCTCCTGCAGGATGAGGACGACACGCTGCACGTGGCTGAGGTCGTCCGTTTTAAGTCCGGTGACGCCCTGTTCATCGTTGATGCCATCTTACATCTAAGTAAGAAGTGGTACACTTCTAACCAGATCGTCGGCTTCGAGGACGGTCAAATCTACCGGGCAATCGACTCACTTCTGAAGAAACGGATGCACGAGCAGCGGCAGTATCTCTCCATCAAGGTTCTCAAACCTATCACTGACAAGCTCGCTCGCGCCCGCCCACTCCAGGGCCGGATGCAGCAGGGGCGGGTCAGCTTCAACGCCGACGCCGAGTGGTACGACGCCTGTCGCCTGGAGCTCCTACGCTTCCCCGCCGGTGCCCACGACGACATGGTCGACTCCCTCTCCTGGGCCGTGCAGCTCGCCATCGGCGCCCAGCCCCCGCGCAAGGCCAGGCCCAAAGAGCCCGAATCCTGGCGCGACAAGCTCAACCTCATGGGCCACAAGGGCTCATTCATGGCTGCCTAACCACTACCCATATGTCCTGCCCCCACTTCGTCTCAAACTCCCTCGCAGTCCGCACTGCAGCCCACCTCGCACACCTCAGCTCCCGGTCCTACGCCCAGCACGTGGCCCTGGGTGACTTCTACGACTCCCTCACCTCGCTCATCGACAAGTACGCAGAGGTTTATACCGGGCTCGAGGGAAAAATTCCCACGTACCCCAAAGTCTCCCCGCCCGACCACTCGGACCCCATCGCCTTGCTCGAGGTCTACCTCGGTGTGGTGAAGGCTGAGACCAGAGAAGACGCCAAAGGTTCCCAGGCGCTGCTGAACATCCTCGCCGAGCTCGAGGAGCTGACGGCCCAGACCCTCTACAAGCTCAAATTCCTTAAGTAG